TCCAGCCCTGATTGTCCCCAATACAGATGTCAACTATCTCTTTAATACCATCGGAACGCACTGTCTCCCCATTCAAATCTGGGCTCCCGACTACGGCTACATGTTCACCGACTCCCTCTTCAAATCCTATAGTTATATGGCCAAACCAAAGGGCCTTCGTTATACTCGGCCCGAACCGGCGACAGGTACCACACAGAGCCCTGCGGCAAACGCAAAGGGAGGCGCTCTTCAGCAGCCAACCGTCTAGAAATACTGTATCCAGATACAATAGGGAGTCCGATGGAGGATATATTAACAACCATACAATCTCCGCGATTTGAGAATGACCAATTCAAGCGGCAACTCGAAATTATAGAGGCCGCCGCCAATGAGGCAAAGAAGCAGACCGATTACAAGTCCGCCCATGATTCTGAGGTTCTTCGGTCCATCGGCGTTGTAGAGGAATTTCTGCGTAGAACCAAACGCCTCTGTTATGGCGGACAGGCCATTAATGCCCATTTGCCAAAGAAACATCAGTTCTATAACCCAGAGATAAGTGTTCCCGACTACGATTTCTTTACTCCCAGTCAGGAGGCCGATATTGACGAGTTGACCGCCATGCTCCAGAAGGCCGGCTTTGAAGAAATTAGCAGTCGCGAAGGCATGCATGCCGGCACCAAGAAACTCTACGTGAATTTCATTCCTGTGGCCGATATCTCCAGAATTGATGAGCGACTCTATGACCTCCTTCATAAGGAGGCCCATGAGAGCCAGGGAATCAGTTATATGGGGGCCGATACGCTCCGCATGCTCATGTATTTGGAACTGAGCCGACCCAATGGAGAAGTCAGTCGTTGGACCAAGGTCTATGAACGTCTCATGCTCATGAACACCTTTAACCCTGTTCGTAAATGCCACCAGAAACTGACAAAGGGCCTCATGAGTCTCAAGGAGGTAGAAGACACCATGGATTATATTGTCCAGGAGAAGCGAGTCTTTGCGGGGGGAGACTTGAATGGTCTTTATCGCAGTTCCTTCAAGAAGAAGGAACCCCGTGCCGAGTGGCTTCTTCACACGAAAAAGCCCATTCTGTTCTTTAGTCCCGACCTGCTAAATGACACGAAGCACTTCGCCTATGAACTACGCCATAGTTCTCAAGAACGCACCTTTATATCCAAGGTGGAGGCGGCCGGAGGCGACTTGATTCCCCCTATGACGATTTTCATGCGACGCGACCAGCCCTTTCTTATCATTATCGCCGAAACGGCATGCCATGCCTATTACAATATTCCCTTGAGAGAAAAGGGCTCGCTCCGTGTCGCCACTATAGACACCCTTGTCACTCTGTATTTTGCGCTCAATCTGTTAAAGTATAAGTTCAGGTCCATGGGGGCCTTGGGCTGCCTGGCCTCACAACTGATAGAAATCTCTTATCGTGCGCGCAACAATCCCCTTCTCTTCCCCTTTCCCTTTGTCTCCTTGAAATGCTCGGGGCATCAGAAGGGCATCTCCAGTTTGATTCGGTCCAAGGTCCGTCGTATCAAGACGGAGAAACTCAAGTTGGCGAAGAAGAAGCCAAGAAGAGGCACGGAAAAGAATCGGAAGGCCTAATTATAAAAGAGACGGCCATTTGGGGGTCCATAGGATTTGGCTTTTGGAACCGTGCCATCTTTTGAATAGAGAGAGCCATCTTCGGCCTTCTTCTTAATCTCCTCCAACTGAGCCCTTTGTTGCTTGGCCTTCTTCATTTCGGCTCGGATTGTATCTAGATTCTGGACAATTGCCTTAATACGAGCCAGAAGGAATTGTTGTTGGTTCGCCTCTATCTTCCGCTCTTCCGGTGTCTTTGGATCTGTTGTGAAGGTAATATTGGTGCCGTCTGTGCTAGTATAGGTTGTAGTAGTATCAGGATTATCAACGTATTCAAATTCCCGTTTAAATGGAGTGAATCCCTCATTTTTTAATGCGTCATTCACTTTTTGTATGGCATCGGCCATTTTTATATTGAGAACATTCAGACTGTCCAGATAGTTCTGAGGGCCTTCTGGGACAAGTTGGAGGAGGGTTTTAATGGGTATATCGATTGTAATAGGAATGTTACAGAGAACAAAGGTAATGGGAGGTTTCTTCAAGACGATTGTCAAGAGCCTGTTCCAATCATCTTGGACCTTCTTGGAATAATCGGCCAGATTGAGTTGTTGGTCTTTTGGTTTATCAGCCTGGTCGTTCTTGCTCGCTGTCTCCATGAGGTCATTCCACAAGGGACAGTATTCCTTGTTCTGAAAGTCCATCCAGGTCTGAAAGTCAGGGTCCGTTTTGAAATCAGCAAAGAATTCATGAAGGGGTCTTCCAACATAGGTGGATAGATGAAACACTATTAATCCAAGAAGAAGTGCTAGAATCAGAAGTAAAGAATATAACATTACTATAGGAACGGAAATAAATGGCAAATCCAGATCCCCCCGTTGATTTTAGCGGTACATTAAATTTTGATAATGCGATAATTTCCTGGTACCCCCCAGCCTATACAGGTGATTCTCCTATTTCATTCTATGATATTTATGATGAGACAGAGACGCTCTTAGGAACTTCAACAACTGCCAGTTTTACTAATACTAACACAAATTTTACTCTTACAAGTACATATCTTGTAAGGGTTATAAATGAAAATGGGAACCAATCAGTATTATCAAATCCATATGTTATTTCCCGCATGGAGTATGTGAATGATATGTCAGGACAATGGATTAATAATAATACTCAGGTAATTTTTAACTGGACTGCTCCAACCCCAACAGGTGGTTTTCCAATCAGTTTCTATCGTCTTGTAGTAGATGGCACAACAATTTCTGATCAAATTCCAGGCACCAATACTTCTTATACAATTACTACATCTTACAATACCCTTTATGCTAGTAGATTATCTTATGTAAATACGAATAATCAATATTCTTTATATACGTTCTCCCCCAATGTCACTAATTATACGACTTCAGATGGCGGAGCCACTCTAATCTTTAATGATGGAGTCACTGAAATTATCAGGAATGATGTTGTGTCTGTTCCTGCTTATAATCAGGTTACAACAGTTGTGATACCAACAAGCGTTGTTACTATTTGCGGGACTTATATACAGGGGGATTTAGTGAATCCTACTATCGATACTGGTGCTTTTTCTAATTTAGATAGTTTGACTACAGTAACTATCAATACACCAAGTGCTTTAGAAATTATTGGGGGGGGAGCCTTTTATAATACTGATTCTCTTACTTCAATAAATTTACCATCAGGATTACGATATATTGGTAGTTATGCTTTTGAGTCTTCTAATATTAGTTCTATCAATTTATCAGAAGGACTAGAATATATTGGGTCTTGGGCATTTGGAACGGTTAATGCAACTGTTAATACAATTCCATCCACGGTAACCTATCTTGGAGAATTCGCATTTGCTGGTACATTTATTATGAATATCACATTTACAAATATAACAACATTTCTACCAGCATTAACAGGAATAAATCTTATCGCATTTAGGTATTGTATATTCCCTACAACTTTAACAATTCCATCGAATATTATTGATATTAGTGGTGCTGCCTTTAGTGAAGCAAATTTTAGTGGGGGTTCAGGAACTGATTGTGGGTTAATTCTATCGGAGGGACTCCAAATAATTGAGGCTGGTGCGTTTGGAGGTTGCACCTTCTCAGGAAATCGAAGCCTCATAATTCCTCCCTCCGTTGAATATATAGGTGATGGAGCGTTTTTTGATTCAAATCTCACAAATATTACATATTATGCTACAACCGTCCTTGGATATGACCCATTTCCTGCTGGGGCGATTATAAACGTTATAACTATTATCGATCCTCCAATAAATCTTCTTGCCCTTGATTATCCTTTCTCTATCGTCCTAACATGGACCAATGTCAATAATCCAGAAGCCGACAATCCATACTATGTTATTGAAAATACCAACCCTCCTTATGATACCTATACCACCAGCATCACAAATACTTTATTTGAAGTATCAGGATTATCTATCGGTGAAACAAGAACCTATTCAATCAAAATAGTTGATGAATTTGATTTTTCAAGCTCGGTTGTAACATTTAATCCTGCCACGGCTATTGGCAAAATATCTGTTACAATTACTATTTCAGGAGAACTCGTTCAAACAATTCCCTTTATAGGAACCCCTATTATACCTTGGACGGTATTATTTACAACAATCTCAAGTCCATACGATGCCCCTCCCTATCCCAATAATCCTGTAAGTGCTCCGTTCTTTCTCTATACTGCTTCAAATGGAACCATTTTACCAAGTCTTCCCAGTGACAGTGGATATTATACTGTCTATGCCTATATCGGGAGCAATGACCCCTACTATACAGGAACAAGTGCTACCTCTACATTCCTTGTTGTAGTCGCTCTTCCTCAACTCCTGAACTGTAGCCCTGCCTTGGAACTAAATGCCTTAAGTAAGGGTGGAAATTTCTCCTCAGCCATCACATTGGCCCTTGCCAAACAAATGAATAACACAACCATCGCGGCGAAGGTCTTAAGCCAAACATCAGCTCCTGTTTGCTGTTCTACAGGTCCTATTATTAGCCCCTTTTCAGGAGGAACCACCAGTGGAACCCAGACACAGGCCCTCATTCAAAATCAGGCCCTCTGTACCTATAATCAGAATCTGGCTGTAGCCAAGCTACGTCAGATTCCTGGCTGTCCCATTGATAATGCGCAGCGATTTGCCAAGTATCAGCGCTTCCCAAGTGCTGAGGCGAATTGTATGCCCCCTGTCATTGTAACAGGATTACCAAAGGCGCTCAATGGTCCTTGTACAAATGTCATCGGGATTAGTCAGACAAAACCTCCTTCCTAGATGGTTTTGTTCTTTGTTCTGGTGGTTCTTCTAGATATCTTCCTTGTTTCCAGAATGCGAACGGTACTGAGTTTGGTATGATTCTCAAAGGCCAGTCCCTTGTTCCCGTGGTACAAGAGGGTAGCACATACAATGTTCTCTTGCGGAATGTGGGGACTGAGAACATGAATCATGCGTTTATAAAAAGTCGTGATACTGGCCTCATTATTGGTCAGTATGAAGATTTCAACGCCTTCGTCTGCTAGATGCTGGAACATGCCTCGTATCTTTAAAAGACGCTTATGGCCACCAAACAAATACAGGAGGGTGTCTTCAAACATGTGGTGCTCCTGCCCCTTGTACAGGGGATAGAATCCTTCCACCTTGGTCAAGGTGCGGTCCCAGTCAAAGATGGCGGCTCTGTGTTCTTTGCTATCTTTGGTATTCGTGAGCCACCGATTCAGAATGCGTATGTGATTCTGCTCAATTCCTGAACCAGGATCATAGGCATCCGCATCAATGTGGTGGCTTTTCAGAAGGTCCACATAGGCATTGGGGCCCAAGGAATCAATCAATGTTTTCAGGGGCCCGGAATTCATAGGGAGAGGCTTGGGATAATAGGACCCTTTGTAGTCAGGTATTTTCACCAGTTTTATGTTCCGGTGTTTTGTATACACTTCATCCAAATGGTCCTTCTTATTATCAAAAAAAATGGCAGCCTCTATACTCATTCCCTAACGTACTCCAGAATAATTCCAGAATGAAACTAGAGGAATGGAGACCATTCTGGAAGAACAAGAACAAGAACAAAAACAAGAACAAGAACAAGAACAAGACATCAAAGACTGTCTTGTATGCCTTCAACCCTGTGAAGAACTCAGTGTCGATTTATTCCTATATACCTGTTCCTGCGTCTATCCCGTCCATGATGCCTGTTTTAAACAATGGAGGAATACCACCAAAAATGATAGGGTATGTATGATTTGCCGCGAGGAATTGGAGTACAACACCGAGGATGAAGAACTAGTCATTCATCATAGACACCCTATAGATGAACGCCTGAGAAGTATAGAAGAGGCGATGGAACTTGAAGCACAAAGTTGTATAAGCCGATGTCGTAGAACCATGAAGAAAATAATCTGGTTTGTCTGTTTGACAATCCTGATTAGCATCTTACTGGAAATAGTCCGTGGAAGGAAGACGAGACCTACGCCTTCTTTGCCACAACCGGCTTCTTCTTCGTAATCGTTACCGCCTTCTTGGGAGGAGGGGGAGG